AACAATCTATACATTGAAGTTGAGTGCTGGTTTATGAAGTCTAAATCATGGGAGCCATCGGGCATCATGGTTACTGAGGCTGCATACTGGGCATTTGTATTAGAAAAGGGTGTGCTCATGGTACCAACAAGCCATGTGTTGTATGCCATTAAAGAGTTTGGGCGCGAGATAACATGCGAGATTCCCCCGAATAAAAGCAAGGGTTACTTGATTACAGTAGATGATTTGTTAACAGCAATGCGTAAGTTAAAGAATGAGAAGGAAGAACCCAAAGATGGATGAGCAAGATAAAGTTTGGGAGACTATCTATGGCACAGCACGACAGGTTGCATCGCGCAGTAACCGCATCCATCGTGGACTTGTAACTACTGATGATGTGTACCAACACCTATCTTTGTGGGCATTAGAACACTGGCACAAGATAGAAGAATGGGAACAGCAAGAGTCATTGAAGTATAAGTTGCGCCGTACTTTCTATAACGAAGCACAGAAGTATGTTGCGCGAGAGCGCATGCACCACTCACGCACGCCTATGTCTGATAGTTTTTACTACACACATGAGGTACTGCATGAACTGTTGCGTGATGTGTGGACACATGAAGGATGGACAGATACCGCAGACTTAAGCAATGAGTTTGTATCTAAGTCGAGCAAGCCAGCAGAAGGTGGCAACCGAATGGCGTTGCTATCTGATGTAGCGGCTGGACTAAAGCGTTTAAACGATGCAGACCAGGCGTTGCTGCGGCTAAGATATGCTAATGGTGGCATGGAGTTTGATGCTTTGGCTGAGGAATACAAGGCAACAGAGGAAGCCATACGCAAGCGTGTCAAGAGAGCATTGACTAAGTTACAAGATAGACTAGGTGGCGAAGCACCAGTATGGTATGGGCGTAGGCGTAACCGCACTAACGCAGAAGCACGAGAGGAAGTAAAGAACAATGACTAAGAAAAAGTTAATACGGATACTCGTATTGTTTGAGGTAGTGCTAGTGATTGTAATGTTTGCAGTAGTTATGGGGTTGAAATGATTATTGGTTTGAGTGGATACGCACAGTCGGGTAAAGATACAGTTGCTGAACTGTTGTGTTTAAACTATGGATACAAGCGCGTATCATTTGCTGACCCAATGCGTGAGGCACTGTTGCGTTTAAACCCTACTATCAACCATGAACCTCTGGCTCATCTGGTGAATGATTATGGTTGGGATGTAGCCAAGACTAACCCTGAGGTGCGCCGTTTGTTACAAGTGTTTGGCACCGAAGTTGGTAGAGCAATGTTTGGTGAGAACTTCTGGGTTGACTTAGCGTTTAAACAAGTACAGCAAGAGCGCGTTGTGTTTGCTGATGTGCGTTTTCCTAATGAGGCACAGGCAATTATCAAAAGAGGTGGGCAAGTGTGGCGTGTACAGCGTGAAGGACACAAGCCTGTGAACTTACATGCATCTGAAACTGCAATGGATAACTGGCGCTTTGATGATTTGATTTTAAATCATGGCAACCTTGATGACCTAGCCGATGAAGTCTTTATGTTGGCTAAGCAAAAAGAAATTAACTTGGCATAAAAGAAGAAGCACCGCGAGGGACTGGAACCTCAAGCGGTGCTTCTCTGTTGTAGCCTATCAGACTACGAACGAATGAGCGAATCGGTAAAGTTGTTTGGGTCTGTCATTGCCCACCCTAACTTCCTCCGAAGCGTTGTTCTAGTATCGGGTGTTGTTCCACCCCATACCCCATACCTTTCATGAGCCAAGCCCCACTCCAAGCAAGCACTGATGATAGGGCAGTCCTTGCATAGATTTTCATAGAACTTTGTCTCAACCTTTGTGAACTGTACAACCTCGGGATAAAACATCTCTGTGTTTAAACCTCGGCATGCACCCTCTGACATAACTTCTGCGTTGTAGTTGAGCCGAAAGTATTTCAACCCATCTATAACTTTTTGTTGCATTATCCTGTGGAACTTAGGTGTTTTAGATGTCGTCATAACATACCCCACACACCCACCATGCATGAACTTCAATCAATTCTGATTCAGGTGTTGGGGATGAACATCGTGAACAGTTTTTTGTATCCTCTTGTGACATTAGTACCAGCCTCGTGAGAGGCTAGAAGCATACGCCTTGCAGATGTTGCCTCCGTATTTTCTTTCAATGTACGCAAGCCCTGCATCCACTTGTAAGTATCCGTCCTCGGTTTGCTTGTGTCCAACCAAGCCCCATGTGACTGGCATTAACTGTGCAATGCCTGCTGCTTTGCTTGTCTTGTTCAATGCTGCTGGTCGCCAGTTACTCTCGCGTGTCCACAAATCATGCAGGCATGACCACTGTTCAAGTCGTCCATCCTTGGTGAGTTGGTCTATGGCGTAGCGTTGGTAGTCGTTTGTGTAATACGCAACAACTTGACCAGCCATCGGTGAGTGTTTAAACGGAATCACTGAGCGAGAATCGCGGGGGAATAATGCGATTGCTAATACGAACACGATGACTGTGACCAGCCACAACCTACCGCTAGGCGTTAGTCGGTTCATACTCTGCCTCAATCTTGTTCTTGTCCGCGCATACTTTCTTGATGAACGCGAGGATGTCCTGCGGTATGTCTGTGTCATTGCCTTCTCCATCATCCTTGCCTAGCACAATCATGTTGCCAAGCATCATTGGGTTATTGCCGAACATGAAAGACAACGCGCTCGCCACTGTGTTCAGTGGTAGTCCAAGCAGGATGCCTTCCTCATTTACATAGCCTGTCAGTACTTCATCTCCATAGTAATCGTACATGTGAACAATCTCAATCAACCCATTGACTGCGCCTTGCATGTCTTTGAGTCCATTGAAATCCTTTTCTTCATAGGTTCCATCGGGGTAAAGCACTGCACCTTTTGGCATCTGTCCGTCTCCTTTGATTATGGTTTGCTTTATTTTTATTTGTGTTCTTTTAATAACTATCTTACTCGGAGTCATGTTTAAACTCACGACCCACCTCTACCTCGGATGCAATCTGTTCTACTGCATTTGATAAGTCGTTGAACAGTTGCACCTTCTTGTCCTCGCTTAAGTGTGCCACCATCTCGGATGTAACCTCTGCTTTCCATAGCGTTGTCATGAGTTCAATCCCTTCATCATTTGATTTAGTTCTGCGTAAGATAGTTTATCGCTAATGAAAGGCACGCTGTCAATAGTTTCTTTCTCTGTTAATCCAGCATGCTCAACCCATGATTTGTATGGGGTAGCACCCTTGTATAGTTTCATAAAGTCAAGGGCTGATAGGTAAAGTTTGTACTCGTTGTTGATAATGAGTGCCACATTCCATGTCTCATAGTTTGCCCAGCCTTGGTACTGCTTTGTCTTGGTACTCATGTTTAAACACCCTCGCTTTCTAGTTCTGGAATCTGTCGCTTGAGATTAGCGATGCGTTCTGCTTTGCTTGGATGTACCCTGCCACCCATTTCGATTACGAGTTCACGATACTTTGCTGTGTACTCATCATGATACTTGTGGCATAGGTACTTAACTGCTAGTTGCTGTGCCTTCTGATGTATCCGTACCTTTGCAGGGTCTAGTTTGCGTACTCCCATTTACTTGCCCACCTTCTGTGCATCCTTCAAGATTTTAATTGTTCTGCGTAGGTTCTTGTTGTCGTTGCTTAATGCATGGTTGCCCACGATAAGAGCGATGAGTGTTCCTACTAATACGAATAGCAGAATCACGATAGCGAATAGGTCTGTTGAAGTTAACATTTGAATCTAGTTTCCAATCTATTTGGTAAGCAAGGTTGCTTACAGAAAGAATCATCTCATACTGTATGCAATGCGTGTCAAGTACATTTGAAAACTTTTTTAAATTATTTTTTTGTTTAAACATAACCGCATCTATCTTTTAGTTTTACCAGCGGTAAAACCTATGCTACCACCCGTGTCAAGTACCTCTGTTTAAACGCTGTACTACTAGCAGTCACAGGTCCTGAGTGCTAACTGTTTAAACATAACTGCAGTTACCTGGGACCTGAACTCTTTATGTGTTTAAACACATAACCCATCCAGATTCCAGGCAAAAAGAAAACCCCCGCCGAAGCGGGGGCTTGTCTTGATTTGTTTAGAATAAGTGCGAGTCATAGTAACTTGCATGCTCGCTTAACTCATCCTCATACTTTCCCATTGCGTACTTGCGCCAGTCGTGACTGATTGATGAGCGGTAAGGCTTGAACTTTTGGTGCTCAATAATCTTTCCGTTCTTAACCTTGAAGTACTCGCCTTCCTCGGCTGAGTATGACCAATCTAAATCCGAACCGAGCATGATGCCAGCGTTCTCGATTGTCTCCTCGGTTGAACCATAAACCAGTGAACCAGTGAGGGTCTGACCTATCCACAACGGGCTGTTAGATACACGAGCAAGGTGCAAGGTGTCGCCTTGGTCTTGAGTAATCCACGCCAATGCAGCACTGCCTTGGATGCGTGTTAATACCTCGGCAGGATGTTTGCCATTACTGAAAGCCAGCAATGCAGCGACTGCCTCTGAGTCTACTTGTCCGATGCGGTCAACCTTGAGTTGTTTAAACAGTTGGTCATCGTTGGCGATGTGTCCGTTGTGAGTGAGTACGATTTTGCCACGCGGAATTGGGTGGTTGTTGTCGTTAATAGTTGGCGAACCCTGAGTTGCCCAGCGAGTATGCAAGATTGCTGTTGTTGCATCTTTGCACACACTCTGACCAGCCTTGGTTGCAATGAACTTAGAGGCAGAGATTGGTGCCTTAGTAATGGCACGCCTTCCCTCCTTGTTAATCCATGCCACACCAGTGGCGTGATAGCCACGATGTTCGATGTCGAGAAGCATTTGCGATGCTAACTCTGTTGTATTTGCATGGTGCTTAGGGTTGAGGCAGAAGCCTGCGATTCCACACATAATTTATTTCTCCAGTCTGCTAGTTGTTGATGTGTTAATTGTATCACGACTGATGCGCGTTCCAATAACCTTGTTTAAACAGTCACTTGCAACGAGGTAATCCGCATCTGATTTGGAGTAAACCCCAGCGAACTTTCGTCCGCTTGGGTCTACACCTTCAACGATGTATAACAATTCGTTACTCATTGCTATCTGTTGCCAGTAGGTAGAAGTAGTAAACGATTCCAGCGATTGTCATGAACAGAAGCGCACGACCATCTGTGAAGAATGAGAAGTCCATTCCAGTCTCCTTTGTTTAAACAGTGCGAGGCTTTCTCGCATCTGCTTGTGCCTGCCGAGGGTAACGCTCCCTCGCTTGCCCACTTGGGGCAGGCTGTCGGCTTACGCCTGACCTTGTAGATTCAGTGCTCGGCGCTTGAGGAAGTCCGCTGTTCTGATGTCGAGGTGGTCTTGGGATAATTCATCCAGCAGATTCTCGATGTTGTTTAAACGGATGTCGGTGCGTGAGTAAGTCGCTCCGAGTGTGTTGTGTGCTCGGCTGAAATCAACCAGCCCAGCAATGAACTCTGTCCATGCAACAGCCTTGCGACCGTTCAAGGTGCCTTGATGTAGGCGAACCTCGATTGTGCCATGGCGGTCAAAAGATTCGAGGTTGAGGGATACATAGCGGTCACCGATTCCAATGTGTCCGTCTCGGATTCGCTCGGCTGTGGCGTGAGCCTCGGCAACAGTGCGAACCTTGCAGAACCGATTGTTTAAACGGCTTGGGGCAACCAGTGTGCCGATTGTTTCATGCGCGGTGTGCCAGTTGATGTAGAAGTTGGCGAGGGTGTTTAAACGCTCCTCGTAACTATCTCCAAAACTATCGAAACCGAGGTGAACATGGAAACCAGTTGTGCGGTCAACGGATGCACCTGCACCGAGGAGGAGGCGGGCAACAGTTGAAGCCTCGTTTAAACGGGCATCATTTAGGATTGGAGAAACAACCTCGGCACCTCGAACTGAGCCGTCATGAACGGCTGTCCACTCGGTTGAGAGGACATGCTGATTGCGAGGCTCAAGGCAGGTGATGCCTCCGAGAATTAGGGCGCGTGATGCTGTTGAGGGCGAAATCTGTGTGACCTCGAACTCGAGTCCGTATGTGAATTGTGACATTTTTATGCCTCCACTAGAGATTGATTGCATGCTGGGCAGATTGGTGCTCCGAGATTTACAAGGGTTGAGCGAGAAACTCGGGCAATGTAGTTATCGTTTAAACAGGCAACCTTGATGAGGCGAGTTGATTGCTTAGGTGCCTCGGCTAACTCGATTTTTGCATGAGGGTATGAGCCGAGATTGGCAAGGATTGGCTCAACCCATGAAGGCAAGGATTCGAGAGGCTTAACAGTCGAGGCAACAGCGGAGCGCCAGTTTCCAGCCTGAGCAACCTTGAGCAGGGGCAAAACAAGGCGAGCAACAGCCGAGGCATCATCAACAGTTGAGACACGAAAATCTCGGCTGTGAAGTCGGCTGAGGCGGTTGGAGGGACGATTGAGGCACCAACAGCCTTGCGCCCTGACTTAGGTGGAAATCCGCAAGAGAGGCGAATTGCAGATTCCTCATCGCCTCCGCCTTGAATTGTTGAGGCAATGTGAGGGCGAACAGCGATAGCGAGATTCGCTAACCATTGCTCACGATTCGAAAGTGTCATTTTGCTTTCCAGTCTGTCGGGGGTTTTGCCGACATGGAGAAATTTAGGGCATCGTTTAAACTCGTGTCAACAGATACAGCCAAAAAAGATAAAACCGCAGGTCGCTACGCATAAAACTTTTTTGCGACACGAGGCAATTAGGGCTGGATTCGAGGGCAGAAACAGCCAACAGCGAACAGGGAAAGTTTAAACACCTCTAAGTTACTTGTCGGTAACATGCATGAAGTCAGTGCTATACAC